AGCATGCCTAATAAAAGACAAGCATGCCTAATAAAAGACAATCATGCCTAATAAAAGACAATCATGCCTAATAAAAGACAATCATGCCTATGTGTTTAACTTCGAGTGAAAACAAATAAAAAAAAAGAAAAAAGAGAAAGAGTGGTAAGGGAGGATACCACTCTCTCTCAATCTTCGGGTTGTTAGCTAGAATACGAGAGTCTTTGGTCCTTGAACCTCGTACGACTCTTCTTGCTTAAAGATGCACATACCAGGACCAAATTTACCCTGTGTGATCTTGTAAACAAGATTAGAGCTTCCATCTTCATTGGAAGAAGCTGCTATGTATTCTCTCATCTGATCCGAAGTGAAGCCGTCAGGCTTAACTCTGAGATCAGACTCTTTAGCAAATATATCCGGTTGAGCAGAATGCTCATCAGCTATCTCAAGCATCCGGAAGCAACACTCTTCAGCAGACTCCTGAGTGTAAGGAGTACCTGAGCTGAGTCTACGTAACTTGACCTTGTGATCTTGAGGTCCGAGTACGATCTCAACCATACCATCGAATAGTCCAGCCATTTTAGGCCAATCCTTTCTCTAGGTTAGATTGTCAGAATATATGAAGAAGTATTAAACTCTAAGATCTGCTAGGATCTCATCATAATTTTCTTCTTCATAAAAAGAAGAAAATTCTGGTGAGATTCTTTACAGATCAAGAGTTTATAATATCTTCTTCACTATTCTGACAATCTAAAGTCTAGAGATATTGGCCTAAAAGGATGGACGAGAGGTGAGGAGACTCGGACCTCTCATCACAAGGTCTATCGAGTGTCAAATGATACTAAGGTATCATTTAACACTCGAGAGTTGTATATATATCAACAATCTAGAGGGGGTAGGGAGAAGAACACGATAGAGAGTAGATATATAAAAGGGGGATGTGACATATTTACCAAATATTTATGGGCTAATAAAAAAACTATTTGGATCTTTAAAGTTTTTAGTGTATAATTATATATATTATAATTATATTATATATTATTAATAATACTTTTATTAACTTTTTTATTCTTAATATAACTTTTATTAATTTTTTTATTTTAAATAGGATTTAAATGGATATAGAACAAGAAAATATATTAAATCCCTTCATAAACCTCAATAATCTACTTAGTATAAGTGTACTACAGGAAACTAAAACAGATTTCCTTACGTTTGTTCGATTAATGGCCCCCACTTTAATCTCTGATTGGAAAATGGGGAGACATATTGAGCTAATATCAAATAAATTAAAACAATTAGAGTCTGGAGAAGTAAAGAGACTGATGGTGTTTCTACCACCACGTAGCTCCAAGTCTGTTATCTGTTCCAAATTGTTTCCAGCATGGTATATTGGGAGAAATCCAGAACATGAAATTCTTACTGTTTCTCATAGTGATCAACTTTCTAGTGACTTTGGCCGTTCTGTCCGTGACATTGTTAATTCTGAAGAGTTTCAGAATATTTTCAAGGGTGTTTCTCTCCGAACAGACGTTAGAGCAGCAGGTAAGTGGAAGACAACACAAAATGGTACGTACTATGCAGCCGGAGTACGTAGCCAAATTGCAGGACGAGGGGCTAATATAGCCATACTGGACGATGTGATGTCCGAAGAGGACTCATATTCCGAAGCAGGACGTAGATATGTAAAGGAATGGTATCCTGCCGGGTTAAGAACCCGTATTATGCCCAATGGGGCTATACTCATCATCAATACTCGTTACCACTACGATGATCTATGTGGCTGGCTCCTGAAACAAGAAGAGGATATGAGTGAATATAAAACTCTTCCGTGGGAAGTAATACGTATTCCTGCATGGCTGGATGATGATGCAGCAGAATTACTGAATTTACCCGTAGGTAGCTCCTATTTTCCAGAATGGAAGCCAGAACATATATTACAGATTGATGAGAATGAGATTAAGGCATCCAATGGAGCAAGATACTGGAATGCTCTGTACATGCAAGATCCTACACCGGAAGAAGGTGGACTGATCAAGAAGAGATGGGTTAAATGGTGGGAATATGACGATCCTCCCACCTGTGATTTCTTATTACAAACATATGATACAGCTTTCTCCACCCGAACCACGGCAGACTTTAGTGTAATTCAAACATGGGGTATCTTTTCCATGTTCGACGAAGATGAACTTGGCAAAGAAAGTTATGTATCCAATTTAATCCTCCTGGGAAATATAAAAGGAAGATTTGAATATCCTGAACTACGTAGAATATCCCAATTACTATATAATGAGTTTAAGCCTGACGTATGCATAGTGGAGAAGAAGGCAAGTGGTCAGTCACTAATACAGGATATGAGGAGAGGTGGTCTTCCCGTAAGAGAATATCTTCCAGACAGAGATAAGGTTAGTCGTGTTTATGCTGCTTCTCCATTGATAGAGTCGGGAAGAGTATGGATACCAAAAAATAAGAAGTGGGCTGATGATCTTGTGGAAGAACTGATACAGTTTCCCAATGCAGCTCATGATGATCAGGTAGATGCTCTTACAATGGCAATTCATTACATGAGAGAGTCCTGGCACATAACCCATCCTGAAGATCCAGATTGGGAAGATGAACCTAAAAGAAAGAAAAGGGTTGCATATTGGAGAACTTAGGTGTATAATAATGAGATTATGAACTATTTAATTTTTATTAGTTGTATGATATTTATTCCACTATTCATGCAGGGGATTATTTATGGCTGGGAAAGATATAAAACCAAAAACTGAAACTGGATTAACCAGACGAGAAGTATTAGGAAAAGCTTTAAGAACAGGAGCAGGTGCATTAGCTTCTGATGTTTTAGATTCGACTGCTATTCGTGGATTAGCTGATCTCCTTACAGGAGAAGGTAAACTTATTAAAGTACCGGCTACCTCTCTAAATCAAAATGTAAGAAAATTATTATCACTTGGAGCACATAAAGATAGAACATATCTAGAATTTTTTGATGATGTTGTTTCTGATAAAGGAGTTGTAAGTGAGATACTTGATCCACCTGAATGGGATGTAGATTATTGGGGTGAAGGCCTTGGGGAACGAGATGAGCAAATAACAGAAGATATGCAGGAATATATTCATAATATGCATGTTGCTTTACGAGAAACAGAGCAAAAGATGCTCGACATTAATCTAGATATTCAAGAAGATTTAAGAGATCAAGGATATAGTGATGACGAAGTACATTTAATAGCACATGAATTACAGAAACAATCTAATACTGGATGGGATAATGTCTTTTATAAAAGATTTAGTAATTTTCGTGAAAATATAAGTAAGGGTTTTTCAATTGATCATGAAATAAAAGAACTTAAAGATTGGGCAGATAGAGGTTATTATGGATCTTCCTCAGAAGTGAAAGATTTGGATACTCTATATGATAGGTTAGAAAAAGTAAAAGTAAGAGCCTCTATATCCCCAGATACTCTTGAGGAGTCTGATAATCCTACTACTATATTAGATGAAGAAATTAGAAAGGCTATTAAAATAGGACAAGAAGAAGCTAATTTTCCATCAGAAGAAGCTAAAGAAGAACCTGTATTATTACCGGAGCCATCTATAATTGAAGATCGTCTAAAAGATATAGCTACAACTCGTACTTTTAAAGAATTACGTAGAGCTTTAGGAAAACTTGGAGCACCTAAACCAGAAGCAATAGAAGGACCAAAACCAGAAGCACCAAAACAAATAGAAAGTAAATCTCCAGTACAGATGGCAAACATTGCCAGTGCATTAAGCAAATTTAAAAGAGCCACTCCTATAGGTGCAGCAGCAGCAATGTATCAACCTAGTCCAGCAGGAGAAGGATCTGATATAGTTTCTCCTTATCCACTCATAAGACCACAATTTTAAAATATAGACGGGAATAAATATGGCAACAGAACGAAATCCATTTGAACAGATACCACAACAGGGTACAAATGTTGTACCAATGAATCCTGTTCCTGTTGCAGAGGAACAGGAAGCTACATTTGAACTGGAACCTGATGGGGGTGTCATAGTTGATTTCAGAAATACTGTAGAGATGGAAGCAGAATCTACCGTCAAAGAATGGTATGCAAATCTTGCAGATAGTTTAGATGATGGTGAATTAAGTGAAATAGCAAATACTGTTTATAATAATTATGATTCAGATAAAAATTCCCGACAGGAATGGGAGTCTATGTTTGAACGAGGCTTTGACCTGTTAGGTCTAAAGATACAGGAAACTTCAGAACCATTTGAAGGAGCATGTACTGCCGTCCATCCATTACTCATAGAGTCGGCAGTTAAATTCCAGAGTAAAGCATCACAGGAATTATTTCCATCGGCAGGGCCAATCAAGACACAGATCCTTGGCAAGTCAACTCCTGATCGAGAAAGGCAAGCCAATCGTGTCAAGAACTTTATGAACTATCAGCTCACGGAGCAGATGCCAGAGTACTTTGACGAATTTGAAAAGATGCTCTTTCATCTTCCACTTATTGGATCTGCATTTAAAAAAGTATATTACGATGCAAATCTTAAACGTCCGGTATCTGAGTTTGTTCCTATTGATCAATTCTACGTATCTTATTATTCAAGTAACTTGTCCAAGGCCGATAGATATACTCATGTAATTTATCGTAGTCCTGTTGACCTGGCAAAAGATATTCGTTCCGGTATATATTCGGATACAGACTTACCGGATGCAACTGATCCACAACCCACGGCTTTTGCATCCAAGATGGATACAATACTAGGGTTCTCTCCAACACAGGATACAGATCCACAATATGTTCTACTTGAACAACACTGTTATCTGGAGTTAGACGAACCTAATTCAGAAGACGGAATAGCTCTTCCCTATATTGTAACGGTGGAAGAGCAGTCAAGAAAAGTTTTATGTATTCGTAGAAACTATAAATCTGACGACACGAACAAGGAAAAGATAAGTCACTTTGTCCATTATAGATTCGTACCTGGATTTGGTTTCTACGGGTTTGGCCTGATGCACTTCCTTGGTAATCTTACCATGAGTGCCACAGCAGCAATGAGAAGCCTCATTGATGCAGGTCAATTTGCAAACCTGCCGGGAGGGTTTAAGGCCAAGGGTGTTAGAATGGTTGGGGATAATGATCCAATCAGCCCCGGTGAGTTTAAAGAAGTTGAATCTACAGGTATTGATCTCGCGAAGGCTATCGTTCCTCTTCCTTATAAAGAGCCTTCCTCGACTTTGTTTCAAATGCTTGGATTTGTAACAATGGCAGGTCAGAAGTTTGCCGACAGTACAGAACAAATTGTATCGGAAGCATCTTCCTATGGTCCTGTAGGGACGACAATGGCATTACTGGAAGCATCCA